CCTGCTTGCCGCGAGGATCGCCTTGCCGGCTGATGTGCTCTCGGGGTCGCGTGATGGCCCGAACAAGCCCAGGGCCGGCAGCGTCACCACACCAGTGGCTCCTACCGCCGCCTTGAGCAGTGGGTTCTTGATCCGGTTGTAATTACCCCAGGCCCGCTGGCCGAGGTTCACTGCGGCGAGGGCGGCATCGGATCCAGCTCGAACCGTGGCGCCGGCCACCACCTGGCGGGCGACAGGAGGCAGCGCATAGATCAGCTGCTGGATCGGCAGGGTCGGCTTCCGGTCAGTGGGCCGCGGCTTGTTGAACTCTTGCGCCCGCTTGGCCTCGTACTTCAGATCGTTGCCCAGCCCCTGTGGGGTGATGTGCCACCACCACGGCTTGCCTTCCGGCTCCTTGCGCTTCGGGGTCGGCTTGGCCGGTCCAAATCCGCCACCAGACATCGGCACGCTGCCAGCTGCATCGCCACGGGCACGCCAGCGGCCGTTCTTGTCCTTCTCGTAGGTGTAGGGCATGGGTCAGTTCCTCCGTTGGCCAGGTGGGTCTGATCCACCACCCCGGAACTCAAAGTGGCCGCCGTGGTCCTTGGCACCGCCGTAGCGATTCAGATACCAGCCGTACTTGGCGCCGTTCCTCACGATCCAGTCATGCGATGCGCCGTGAATGTCCATGGCGTTGCCTCCCAGGTGTTGCGATCCAGGAACGCCACCCACGGCTGCGTTTTTGCTTGCAGAACGCTGAGCGCTGGCGATGTCGCTGGGTTTCACCACTCCGCCGGAGTCGCGCATCATCGCCGCAAACGCATTGGCTGCAGACCGGCTGAACACCGCGGGCCGGCCGTTTGCGTCACGGGCGCCAGGGATGGTGTAGCCGCTGCCTGTGTCCGGGTTCGAGGCTGCGATGGCAGGGCCCTGATCCAAGCGACCACCGCCACCACCGCCACCACCGAAGCCCTGCGACACCGCAGCCGAGGCGGGCCTGGCGCCGGTCACCAGATCCAGCGCAGCGCCGGTCAGTATCGCCAGGTTGGGGAACCGCTGCGCCGTGGCCCGCTGGCTCACGATGTAATCCCCGGCGCCGGCATCGGCCGAGGCCCGCTTCAGCATCTTCTGCTGCAGCTCCGGCGGCAGGTTGAAAATGGGGTTGCCCTGGTTGTCCTGATACTTCTCGATCTGCTTCAGGATGAACTGGCCACCGTTCTGGGCACCGGAATCCCGCCAGGCCTTCTCGAACGCCTTGGGCCATGGCTTGCCCTGGGCCGCCGCCTCGATCAACTGGTTCAGCGCTGGAGCGCTGAGCACCGGCAGCTTCTCGTACTGGCGCAGCAGCACCTTCCGATCGGGGATGTTGTCGAGGCCGTTGATCTCGTAGACCTTGCCGTAGTACGGCGCTGGCTTGGTTGGCCCTGGCCCATCACGGGATGGGCCCATTTCGCCGGCCGCGGCCCCCATCTTCGTCTTGGGAGTGACCCCAGGGACGTTGGTGTACTTGCTGCCGGGGAACAGGTACGCCTTCTGCTCTGCGCCATTGGGACCGCTGCCGTATTTGGTCAGCGCCTCAAGAGTGGCCCTGCGAACCTCGGCATCAGTGAGCCTGCTGCCTTTCTTCCCTTCCTCCTGCATCAGCACGGCATTGGCATGGGGCGCATAGGCCTGCCATTGCCGACTGCGTGAAGACGAGCGATCGCCCTGGTTTTTCCGGTCTGATGGCCCGTAATAGGTGTTCAGGCCTTGATTGACTGTCTGATTGATAACCGCATCCCGCGCTTCCTTGTAAGGCGCCATGCTGGCGTTGTCCTTGTCAAAAGCGCGTACCGCTTCATCCCATCGGGCTCGCGCCTTGTTCGCTTCGGCTGGGTTCCACCGGTAGTGCTGGGCGATCATTTCACCCCGCTCATACTCAGCCTTGGCGTTCCACTTGTCGCCGCGCCTTTGCGCCAGTGCCGCCAACTCGCGTTCAAGAAAGCCGGGGTCTGGCCGGTCCTCAAAGCGCAGGGAACTGTCCAGGTTGCCAGCGGCCGCAGCACGCTTCACCAGCTCGGGCATTGAAATGCCGGCCTTCGCAATGGCGTCCTTGTTGTTGTTCCAGTATTCCCCAATCGCTGCATCCCTTGCTGCTGCTCGCTCGGGCCCAGGCGGTATGCCGCTGGTCCTGTTCCAGATGTAAGTCTCAAACCCATTCGCCCCATCAAGCATGTCCTCCCGCAAGCCTTTCATTTCCGCACGGCGGGCAGCGCCCAAGCGGAACCTGATCTCAAGATCCTCGTCCATGTAGACAGAAGACAACACCAGCCGTGCTGGCTTGCCTGTTGCCGGGTCAATGATTGGCTTGCCCTTCTCGTCAAGCACTGCGTCGGTAGATTCCAGGCTGCCAATCATTCGCCGGAGTCCATCGTTGCTGCCCCAGCCCAATTTATTCAACGTCTTGAAAATCTCCTTTTGCCGTTTTCTGCCATCGCCAGGCAACGCTCCTGTCTGCGTAGCACGATCTAGTTGGCCTTGCAGCAGATTCTTCAGCGCAGAGTTAAACATTGCCGCCTGCTGCGGGTTTTCGGTCAGCGCATAAGTCGCACCGTTGTATTCAACGGTTTTAGATGACATCGCCGCCAGATAAGTGTTTCGCATCTGTGCAGCCGTGCTCTCAACCGCCTTGGCATCCAGAAACTCCTGTCTGTCCTTGGCGATCTGCAGGCCCACCTTCTCCCGCGCCTTCTCAACTTCCGGCGCCACATAGCGCTGGAACACCGGGCTTTCGGCCGTCAGGCCATAGCGCTCCATCAGCTTGGTGCTGTATTCGTCCGCAATCCGCCGCACCTGGCCCTGCCCCTGATCTGGCGCCAGGTAGTCGATCTCTCTGATACGTTGCCGAATGGCTTCGGGCAGGCCAATGGCCACTTCGCCGCCGGCCACCTTCGCCAGGCCACGCTCGTACCCCACCTGCCGGTACGGGTTGAGCAGCGCCATGATCCCGGCCGCCTGGGGATCCTTCTTCGCCAGCGCACGATTGGCCGCTGCGTGCCGCAGCTCTGCGTTCTCCATCGCGGCATCGTTCTGCGCCAGGCCACGCAGCGCCTCGGCCCGTGCCGCGGCCTCGCCTGCCCGCATCTGCTGGTCGGCGTACTGCAGCCCGATCGACTGCATCACCGGAGTCAGCTGCCGGTTGAAGGCTTCCAGGTTGCCGGCCAGCGTTTCAAACGCATTGACCCCCTGCACATTGGGTGTGCCGCCCTGCTGCACCACACCAGGCTGCCTGAAGGCGGGCAGCTGCGCCGGCCGCATGGGCTCGGCCACACTGACCCGCACCGGCTCAATGAACGCCTGGACGGGCCTGGCCACCGGCTGGATCTGATTGTCGACTTGGCGTGCCATGTCAGGGTGCCTTCAGTTTTCCGAGCGCACTAGCGGTGCTCATGTAGGTGTTGACGCCGCCCAGCAGCGATGTGCCGACCGACAGGGGCCCCATGCCGCCAGGGGCCGCCCCGGTCATGGACGGAGCGGCGGGGGTCATCAGGGCCGGCAGCGGCGGGTACGGCGCGATCGGATCCTGGAACTGCTGCTTCTCGTAGAAGGGCTGGTTGTTGTAGGCATTGAGATACCGGGCCACGCTGCCCAGCTGGTCCCGCTTGTACTGGCGGCTCCGCAGTCCCTCGTTGATCTCGCTGAGGGTCTGGTAGTCGCCCATCTGGCGGGCGAAGTCATTCACGAACCGGTCGGCCGTGTTCCCGTCCTGGGCGATCGCCTGGTACGCGGCCGATTGCTGCAGCAGGCGGTACTGGTACTGCTGGAAGGCCACGGCCTCCTGCATCCCCACCTCCTGGTACTGCTGCGCCATGGCCTCGCTGTTGACCATGAACTCGGCGCCAGCTGCAGCGCGGGTCTGCCCCACCACGCTTGCTTGGTTGGCCTCCTTGGTCAGCTCGAAGTTGCGGAGCTGGTGGACATAGGCCAGCGACTGGTTATAGGAAACCGTGTCCTGCCAATACTGCTGCTGGGCCGCGGCGTTCGACAGCCGAGCGTTGAGGCTGGCCTGCCACTGGTTGAACTGCGCCGTGGCGCCCTGGTACGCCCGCTGGTTCTTGTACTCCTGCTGCTGCGCCCTGTTCTGGGCGATGCCACTGAACAGGCTCAGCCCAGTTGAAACGGCTGAAACGCCAAGGGAAATTGGGTCGAGGCCAAATACACCTGCAGGAGCGGCGCCGGTCGTTGCCATCAGCGTTCCCTCCACACATGGCGGAATAGCTGGCAGCTGGGGCCCATGGGTTCAGGTGTGGCGATCTTGAATCCCATTGACCTCAGCCAACGAACCGATTCTACGTTCGCTGCAAGCACCCAATTCTCCAGCAGTGGAGACTCCTCCAGCAGGATGTCCGTCCACCGCCGGCCGCCCAGGGCTAGCGCCGCCCGCCGCTGTGGTGTCGCCGTCAGGCCATCGGTCCCCAGCAGCCAGATCACGCTCCCATTTAGGCCAGCCACGCCCAGGGGCTCCCCGTTGTCAGCACAGATGCAATGGACAACGCTCGATGCCATCCAGGCCTCCAGCAGCGCCTGGGCCCCGCCGATGCCATAGGCGTACCGGCACTCCAGATCGTCACTGCGGCGCATGTTCAACGCCACAAGCTCGACCATCAGCTGCTCAGCTGGCCGCCACTTCATTGCAGCGCCTGGGCCTTGCTGGTGATCTGCGCGATCCAGTCGCAGCCGCTGAACATGCTGGGGTTCGCGGTGTCGTTCACCAGCTCCACGATGCAGCTCTCGCCGCGGGCCTGGATCGGGATGCTGAACACCCCCTCGAAATACTGCCGGTCCTCGATGTCAAGGCCCTGCCCCAAGGTGCTGCCCACCTGGCTGTTCCTCACCCCCAGCTGCCAGCCGTCGAAGGTGTAGACCGCCGTGGGTCGGCGCTCCGGCGTCACCTCGACCCTGAAGTAGCTGGTGTCGTGATACCGCAGCCTGGCGTGGCGAACCTGCGTCCGGTCCACGTTGCTGGCAACCCGGCCGCCGCCCTGGTCCCGCATCAGCTTGAACCGGCTGAAGCGATACCGGAACGCGAACGACTCACCGAACACCACGCCCTTGCCAGCCCAATTGCCCCGTGCCGTGATCGTGTTGCCGCTGTTGGTGGTGCCGAGGAGCTTGCCGCCGCCCTGGCCCGTGCCGTACAGGCTCCAGGCCTGCGTGGCTGCCGCCACCGTGTACGGCAGGGTCCAGGTCGTGGTCTTGGTGGTGGTGTTGTAGATGCCGCTGGCGACCCGCACAATCGCCGGGGTTGCCGTCGTGGTGGTCACCGCTCGATCCAGCAGCAGCGTGGTCAGGGCATCAGTGCTCAATCGGTCCGCCACCGGCATCCGCTCCAGCCAGACGCTGCCATCGGGGTACTCCACCAGCAGGTACAGCGTCTCCAGCACGCACAGGATCTGCAGCACCCGGCTGGCGCCATTCAGTTGCCAGTACGACCAGCTGCGCTGGATCCGCTCTATGCCCTGGGCGCCGCCGCGATCCGAATACTTGTAGGCGTAGATCCGGTCCTGGTAGCCGGCTGCCTTGCTGATCGCAAACCACACGCTCGCCGTTTCGTCGCCGGCCAGCTGCGTCACGCCAGCCGGGATGTAGGTGGGGACGTGATCGGTAAGGCTCGGTGCCGATCCGGTCAGGGCAGTTCCCGCACCGCGGACACTGAACTCCCGGAACTGAGTCCAGCTGCCATTGGACTGGGCGAAAATGATCCCAGATGCAACCTGCAGCGGCTTCACGGCCATGTCTGCGTCAAAGGCCATCAGCACGCTCACGGTGGCGCTGGCTGGTGTGAGACCTGCTGCATCGCTGCTCAGTCGAAACACCAGCTGGTCGGATCGCAGGATCAGCTCGTCTTGGTTGGGCACGGCGTAGCGCAGCACGCTGACCCGGTTGCTGCTGGCGGAAAGGTCGATCGGATCGGTGTCGAGCACCGTCGTCACCGTCTCCGGGAAGAAGTCAAAAAACGCCTTGGTGCGGCTCAGGATCACGTTCTCGTCGGCCAGCAGGCCCAGTCGGTTGCGGTGGATGAACACGTCCTGGATCGCATAGCCGATGAAGCTCGGGTCGGGCGCGGTGTCGTAGTCGCCGGCCGTGCGCTGCCCCCAGCTCGGGATCTTGGTGCCGCCCTGCGTGCTGCCGTTGGCGGGCCCGAAGTAGAAGGTGCCATCAGCAAGCCGCACCAGCAGCTGCGGCATGGTGGCCGCATCCAGCTGGTAGGGCATGCCGGGGGCCACGCACTCCTGCCACGTCCCCTCTCCGAAGGAGCTCCCCCTGGGCACGAAGCTGACGAAATAGCCGTCGTACTCGTTGGTGGGGTCGCCCACCACCTCCACCTGATACCCCTGCGGCGCGATGGTCGGCAGATCGGTGAACGCCTGCACCGTGTTGGTTATGGCTGTGATGTCGGCGTTGGCCCTGGCATCGGTGGCCGCCACCGTGATGGCGCTGCTGGAGGTGACATGCAGCAGCGATCCCTCCCTGGTGATCGACACCCCGCTCACCCCGGCCAGGGCAGCCTTGATCGACTCAGCAATGTCGGCCGTGCTGATCCGGTTCTCGGTCACCGTGCTGCCGCTGGTCACCACCGGCTGCACCGGAGTGGTGACCGTGGCCAGGGTGCCGTTGATCGATACCCGGTAGGTCTGCCCATAGTTGGCAGCTCGCACCCACACCAGGGCCTCGTTGGCCGCTGGCCTGGCCGTTGCTGGCGCCAAGGCCGCGGCCATCGCCGGCACCCGCTTGACGCTGCTGATGAAGGTGAAGTCCGCGATCGAGGCGGCCCGTACATCGGTGGCGCAACTGGTCACCGTGGACAAGTAGCCGTAGCCGGATGGAGCGCTGACCGCCTTCTCAACCCCGTCCAGGCCGAACACGCGAACGGCGGTCTTGCCGATCACCACCAGGTACTTCTCGCCGCTATCCCTCAGGATCGAGTGGAAGAACACGTCTCCCAGTGATGCGGTGCTGAGGCGCCGGATCGCACTGGTGCCGGCCCGCTTTCTCAACCCATCAGCCAGGGACGAGTAGCCGTTGATCTGCACCTCGCCCTGCGTCGGGTCGCGCTGCGAGTCCGACTGCTGGCTGATCCCCTGGATCAGGTTGGCGATGGAATAGCTGCTGAGGCTCATGATTGCTCCGGCTGCAACGCCGCCACAAACTCCGCCGGCAGGTGGCAGGCGGTGGCTACGGCGACGAAGCCGGCGATCACTTCGGGGGGTACGTTGGCGGCGCGGACGACCGTGGCCCAGGTTGTGGCGAAATCAGCCAGCTCCCCTCTTTCCGCCTCCTTTAGCCCTGTCGCAACGAAGCCGGCCGACTGCGGGTTTTCCTGATACGCAACGAGCATGATCTGCTTTAGGGAATCGCTGCCCATGGCAATGGCTTTGAACCTGGCCCAGTCCGGTGCAGGCGGCGCGGGCAGTGCCGGGGGAAGCTCAATCAACTCCCACGACTGCCGCCAGGCGCCTGCCACCTCAACCGGCGTGACTTCTTCCAGCCGATGCGTGGTTGGGTCGTACTCGGGTGCGTCGGCGGGCTGAACCTGAAACACCAGGATCGGCGGCTCCAGGGTGGCGTAGGACGCCAATTCGCCGGGGTGCGGGTCGCTGGAGATCGACAGTTGCGGCTCGTCGGCGCGGAACTGGCCAACGGTGTAGGGCCACTGGGGGCCGGTTTCGCGGAGGCGGAGAAGGCCGGTTTCGCGGAGGCGGAGAAAACCGTTCATGGGGATCACTCGTTAGGAGGACTGAGTTTGTAGATGTCGCCGTATTCAACGCAGCAGTATATATCGCTGCCAAGTGTTGTCATGAATCCCCAGCCCCTAGTCGCCTGGCCCAGGGCCACGAAATTGCCAGTTCCACCCGTCTGCTTGTAGATGTCGCCGCCGTAATCACTGCAGTAAACATCACCTCCTAGCGTTGTCATGCCAGTCCAGTTCCTACCCGTCTGGCCCAGGGCCACGAAATTGCCGGCTCCACCCGTCTGCTTGTAGATGTCGCCGCCGTAATCACTGCAGTAAACATCACCTCCTAGCGTTGTCATTCCGTTCCAGCCCCTAACCCCCTGGCCCAGCAGGGCCACGAAATTGCCGGCTCCACCCGTCTGCTTGTAGATAGTGTTGCCGTAAACAGCGCAGTAAATATCACCGCCTAGCGTTGTCATGCCAGTCCAGCCCCTAGCCGTCTGGCCCAGGGCCACGAAATTGCCGGCTCCACCCGTCTGCTTGTAGATGTCGCCGGGGTAAGTGTTGCAGTAAATATCACCGCCTAGCGTTGTCATTCCGTTCCAGCCCCTAGCCGTCTGGCCCAGGGCCACGAAATTGCCGGCTCCACCCGTCTGCTTGTAGATGTCGCCGTCAAAAACAGAGCAATATACATCACTGCCTAGCGTGGTCATTCCGCACCACCGCCTAGCCGTCTGGCCCAGGGCCACGAAGCCCCCGCTGGCGCCGCCAGTGCTAAGAAACCCCAGATCTCGCAGCGTTAGAGTCGTCATAACTGCACCCCGTAAGCCGCCACGCAATCGGCGTCAGTTGTGCCAAAGAATGTCAAGCTCAGCACCGCAGTTTTGCTGGCGGCGATAAGGCTGGGCTTGGCCCCCAAGAACACCCAGCCAGGCGGGAAGGTCAGGGCTCTTGCCGTGGAATCGCAGATCAGGCGCAATGTCACCGTCCGACCGCTGGCACGGTTGCTGGTGGTGAAGGTCAGCGCACCTGTGAGGCTGAGCGTGCAGTAGCTTCCTGCCAGGGCGGCCATGTCGAGCGGCACGCTGGCGGCATAGGTGATAGCGCTGGCGGTGAACGTCCTGGGCAGAAAATCGTTAGGCAGTCGTGCGGCGGGAACCAGCCCATTGCCGTCAAGCTGCACCAGGCCATAGGCGACATTCAATGAAAGCGTGACGTTACGGCTCTTGATTGCAAAGCCCTGGGCGTCAACGGTTGAGGTGTCGGAAACGCTGATCGGCTGACCGGCTGTTGTTGTGACAGCCTGCAGGAACTGACTGCTGGCGTAGCTCTTGACCGCAAACTGAGTCGGGGCCGTGTTGCCGTCTGGCGCTCCGGTTGACGCAATCAGGCTGGCATTGTTGCTGACCTCCCTAAGCTGCTCGCCAACCGTGGAGATCCCGCCATTACGCGAGAACGGCCCAATGAAATTCAGGCCACTAATGTTGAACTGGCTGCTGTTGATCGTGACAGCCCCGCTGGTGCCATCAACAGTGAACTGTGAGCCAACAGCAAAGTTTCCAAGCTCATCAGTGTTTGACGAGTAGATCCTTCCGTTGTTCGATTCAACGATCTTGTTGGCGGGCACGGGGACGCCGCCGTTCCATGGCAATGCGTCATAGTTTGTGCCAGCGCCAACGTACTCAAACGTATGGCCGGGGGCAGTGATCTGGGATCTTTGCCTGAAGTCAACGACCTGCCCTGCGGCCAAGGTATCGCGCAGCCCGCCGTTTGTTCTGCTGGTGAAAAATACCCTGTATCCAGCGCGACTGGCGCTGTCATTTGCAACAGTGTTTCCGCTTGCATCAATCGGAACGCTGCTGGTGACCTCATAGCCGCTAGTCGGGCAGATGAACGCCAGGCCATTGACGGTGACCGAACCGCTGCTGGCTGCAGGAAGCGCGATTGCTGTTGTAATTGTGACCATGCCACTTGCCTTGTTGTATGTGGCTGCAGTGACGCCATAATTAGTACCACCAATAACGACTGTCCCGCCGCTTACATACTCATGGTCAGGCCCATTTACTGATGCCGCCTCTGTATAAGTTAGGGTGCTGAAGCCAGTCTTTGTGTAGGTGAATGTCTTGGCTTCGGCGGCACCAGTTGTTGAGTTGCGTGGGAAAACTAGCTGAGGGAATAATAGCTGCCCCGAGCTGGGCCGGCTGCTGCTACTGCAGATGAACGAAAGGCCGCTAAAGGTGATGCTGGCGCCAACCGTTGGGGTATAACCTGTCGCCGTTATTGTTGTGGCGCCCGTGGTGTTGTTGTAGGTGGCAGTGGCAACGCTGTAATTATTGCCGCCTACCGTCAGCGTCCCACCGCCAACATATTCATGTTTGATTGTGCTTGTGCCTAGGGTTACGGTCAGGGTTTTCCCAGTCACCGCCGAGATCGTCACCGGGCTGCCGGCGGCGCCCAGTGATCCGGCGGATGGATATTTGATCTGGCGCCCAAGGCGGTTGCCCGTAAACGAAATCACATCGGCCTGGGTCACACCCTGGCGAACGACGGCATAGGTGCCAGTAGCGGTGCCGGTGATGTCAAGAATGACGCCGCCGCTCGTCGCCGAGACCGTGAAGGCCCCGCTGGTCAGGCCACCGCTGCGCACATAATAGGTGGTGCCAGCTACAAGCGGTGCAGGCAAGGCGCCCTGGCTGACCGTGAAGACAACCTGATCGTTGGCCGCCAGGGTGTGCGCGGCGGTACTGAACGTGTCCGTGGCGGGGTCAATCGTGACCACCTTTTCAACACGCGCAGAGCCAAATGCCAGCGCTCGCGCCACGCCAGTGAACACTGGTGTAGGGCTGTAGCCACTGGCGACAAGCCCGTAGATGCCAAAATCAGAGGTTCCACCGCCGGACAGGTTGACCTGGCCGCCGGCCAGCGTCTTGACGTGATACTCGCAGAACGTGCCGAAGAACGAGACCAGTTGCGCATAGCCATCTTTTTGCACCAAGCAGCCGGGGCCGCCTAGGTTCACCTGGGTATAGCTATCGACCACCATCGAGCGAATCGGGGAGTTGATGGCGCAACTGCTGCCATCAACAAGGATCCCGCCGCCCGTGTCACCAGTGCTGACGCTGCCGGCCGTGCCGCTGTCATCCTCTGCGGTGATGCTGCTGCAGTTCTGGATGTACGGGCTCTTGAGGATGTAGGCGCCCAGCCCAACTGCGCCGATGCCCTGGTTGTCGGCCATCTCGTCGAAGCTGATCGCCCAAGACAAATCGCCCGTGAGGCTGTTGGCTTGGTGACCAGCAAACTCCAGGCCCCAGCACCAGAAGCCCGAATCGACCTTGAAGATGTCTTTCATCTCCTGCCCTGCGGCAGGCCTTACGGTCGTGTTGCGCAGGCCGGAGCACAGCAGGCCAACGTTTCGCTTCCAACGGATCGGCAGCGCCGCTTCTGTGTAAGTGCCTGGGCCGATCACCACCAGATCACCAGGCTGCGCCGCGGCGGCGGTTGCGGCGAGGGTCTTCAGCGGTTCACCCGGGCTGGTGCCGTTATTGGCGTCGTTGCCGCCGGGGGAGACGTAAACCCGATTGGCGTCACGGAAACCGTCAAGGCGGGCCGCCAGGGCGGTGGTGACGGCGGGCTGCACCGCAGTGCTAGCCAGGGAAACGGCCGTGTCCCACAGGCCCTGCTTGGCGATTGTCGGGAGGCTGTAGCCCGGTGCAAAGTTCAGCACCAGGCTGCCGGCCGTGGTGACCGGGGAGTTGGCGATGCTGAATCCAAGGGGGGCGCTCAGGCCAACGCTGGTGACCGATCCGTTGCCAGAGTCTCTGATCTGGGCGGCCAGGGCGTCGGTGACGGCGGGCTGCACCGCAGTGCTAGCCAGGGAGTAGGCCGTGTCCCACAGGCCCTGCTTGGCGATTGTCGGGAGGCTGTAGCCCGGTGCAAAGTTCAGCACCAGGCTGCCGGCCGTGATGACCGGGGAGTTGATGACGGCAAACCCAAGGGGGGCGCTCAGGCCAACGCTGGTGACCGATCCGTTGCCCATGGCGTCAGGTGTTGATGGTGGGTAATTGATTGCAGGGGATCTCCCCCGGTGGGCCGCGGCGCCCCAGATCGTGTAGCCGCCGCCAGCGCGTCGGCCTAGGCCCATGAACGGCCGGAACGTGGCCCAGGTCTCCTCGCCTGTGACGGCATTGGGCTGGCCCTGCTCGGTGTCCACCCGCAGCAGATCAGCCCAAGCCTGGTTCTCGTCTTCCTGGGTCAGCTGGTAGGTCGTCGTGTTGCCGACCGCACGGTTGCTGAACACCCGCGCCGCACGGATGTTCGCCCAACGGTTAAACACCTCGGGGCAGTCGTCCCACGGCAGCAACGAAACGATGTCCGCCGCGATCGAGGCAACGTCCTCAGGGATCGCGTAGGTCCGCGCTTCGCTGTCGTAGACCCTGCTCCCCCTGGCCTGAAAGCGGTTGTTCCACTCCAGCCGGCTGGGGGCCCACTTCACCACGCTGGGCGGGATCAGCACCTCCCCCGAATTGGCATCCCGGTAGAAGGCCACGCCCCACTCACGGTTCCAGCTCCAGCCGCGGGTCTGGCCTTCCTTGTGGTACTCCAGCAGCGTGCGTTCAGCCTGCGCCGCCTCGCCAACCTGCTGGGTTTCCAGCGTGTTGACGGGTGCCTCGCCAATCACGGCCAGGCAAATGTTCACGGCCTCCAGCAGGCTGGTCCGTCCAGGGGTCAGCGCTTGGTTGGCCAGGCCCATGGAAGGCTGCAGGCGTGCAGATCAATCCTACCGACACGCGCAAAAAAAAGACCCCTGGGGCAGCTTCCCAAGGGTCCAGTTCCCCTCGGACAGGTTAGGGGGTAACGATCGCTCCAGCGCACTCAGGGCTGAGCTTGCCCATGCCAATGGCCATGGAGGCTACCAGCAGCTGGCTCTGGTACACCACGTTGTAGTCGCCGCCGGAAGCGGTCATCTGCAACTTGGGCTGCCGCAGGTTCAGGATCCCCATGGCGTCCCGGTGGTAGATCAGTGCCTGGCACTTGCTCAGATCCTGGGCGTACTCCGAGTTGGCGTTGTCGCCAGTCTGGAGAGTGTATGCAGCCTGGTTCACGAAATTGGACCAGTACACGGGCACGCCATAGATCATGCCGGCAAACACCTCACGGACAGTGCCGTTGGCGCCAGTGCCACCGTTGAAGTCGGCGTTGATGATGCGCTTGCTGTCCTGAAGCCAGCCGCAGACATCAGGGGTGACCACGCACGACATCCCGCTGGTGGGGATGTGCTTCTTCTGCTTGGCAACCACCATCGCCTTGATGGCGGCGTAAAGCTCGTCACCTTTGGCTTCGTTGGTTGCAGCCGCAAAGCCAGCGGACAAGGTGATCTTGTCGCCCGTACGGCCAGTGTTGATGGACTTGGCCAGTGGCTCGGTGGTGGTGTTGGCTGCGGCGAACAGGATGCGTGCAACCCGCGCTTCCCGCTCATCGGAAAGGGCCTCACCAAGCTGGTGCATGATTTCCGCCCGTTGAGCCGGGTACTCCTTGAGTTCGTCAAGGTCGTAGATCGACTCGTCAGCGACCATCAGGCCGTCGAGGTAGAGGATCCGGGAGTTGTTGTCGGACGGGTTGTTGGTGGTGCCGTCAATCGGAGTCCCAGGGACGTGATAGCCGGCCTTGCGGCGGCCGGTTAGCAAGAAGCGCATGGAGCGCCCGCCCTTGATGGTCTGGGATTTGACCGTAGAGCTGAGAATCTTTTTCTTGTCGTAGGCGGTGAGCAGTTCGTCACTGCCCAGATCGAGAAACAGGGCATCGACGGAGCCGGTGCCTTTGACCTGCCCTAATCTGGACAGCGCGAGAGCGTCTGCGGACATGATTGATAAAGCGGTGGAGAGTTCTGTGTTTGGAACCCAACGCCTCCCGCCTACCAAGGGTTATCGCCCGCAGGCGGCCCTGATGACTACAAGGGTGGAACGATCCACCTAAAAGCTACCACTTCCCTGCGCGTTTTGACCGCTGGTGTTTGGCATCTACCCGACGCTGGTACGACTCATCCTTCGCATAAAGCTCGTTGCCGTTGTCGTCTGTGGCGTAGCGCTCCTTCTGCCAGTCGCTGCGGGATTCGTAGGCATCGACCGGCTCGCTGGTCTGAGCACCGCCACCCAGGAAGTCGGGCTCGGCCTTGATCCCGGTGGCCCGTGCCTGCATGGCCCGCAGCGCCCACTGCGCGGCCAGCACGTTGCCACTGTCCACGGCAGCCTGATAGTCGGTCTTCTCGGCATCGCTGAGATTCGTGGCAGCCCAGCGGGATAGCTGCTCGAACGCGGCATCACCGCCAACCGATTGGCGGAGCGCAGCCACGGCCTCGGGGTTGTCGTTCAGGCTCACAGCCTCAGCCTCAGCAGCAGCAGTCGGGGCCTGCGGCTTTACCCCAGCCAGGTACGTCTCCACCAGGGCCCTGGGCAGTCCGCCCTTCTCCACCAACGCATCGACATAGGTGGCCACGTCCTCGCCGGCCTCCAGCTTCGCTGCCATCTCGAACGGGTTGATCTCGGCTGCCTCGATTGCGGTCGCCACGGTTTCGCCATAGACCTCCACGCCCCGCTCCGGGGTGTAGGCCTCGGGCAGAGCGGCCGGCTCCTCGGGTGGTGCAACCTGCTCGGCCTTCTGGCCCAGCTTGCGCTCCAGCTCCTGGTACGCCTTGGCCAGCTGCTCAGGTGACTCGAACTTGCCCAGCAGCTTCTCGCCCTTGGCGGCCTCCTCCTCCGGTGCTGGTGCCGGGGGGGCATCGGGGATCCCCAGATCGTTGAGGAACTGATCGAGGATCGCGGCCTGCCGTGGGCTGGCCGGATCCACCATCTGCTTCAGCTCGGCGGGCGCCTCGATCTGATCGACGGTTTTGGCTTCTGGTGCCGGGGCTTCGGTGGTCATTGGGGTTGGGGTTCAGTGTCGGGTTGTGGGTTGGACATCTGTTGCACCGCCATGGCGGCGTTGCCCAGCTTCTGGGGATCGCCCATGCCGGCCTGGATCAGCTGCTGCTGCTGCTGCGCTTGGGCCGCGGCAGCCTGCTCCTCCTGGATCCGCTTGTCGGACTTCACCAGCAATGGGTTCACACCCATGGCGGTGCAGAACTCACGCAGCCAGGCAGCTGGATCGACCAGCTGGCCGAACTGCTGCGGCAGCGCCTGCCCGCCTTGCATGGCGAAGGCTGACAGCTTTTCGGCATCGGACTGGCGTCCCAGGGCGGCGAGGCCCACGGAGATCACCGGCTCGATGTCCTTCAGCTCCGGCAGTCGGTTGGCCTTGGTCATTACCGACAGCACCCTCTTGATGTACGGATACTGGAACTCAACGGTGAGGATCGAATAGATGGAGCCCAGCATCTGCTCGATCTGCCGGATCTGCAGTTTCACTTCCTCGGCCGTGGTGCGCTCGGAGTCGCGGATGTCTGGCAGCAGGAAGATCCGGCCCAGTCGTTGCTCCAGCCGGGTCATGGCCTGGTACGCCACCCCCAGATCGCGCACATCAGCCGTACTGATCGGGAAGAAATCATCGGGCTGCGCGTCAATCACCGCCCCGTTGGGAGCTTTGGCAAACACCTCCTTGCTGGTGATGGCACTGCCCTTCCGGCCGGTCAGCTGTCGGGCGGCCTGCATGGACCCCTCGGTGACGGCCTTGTTCAGCGAATCGTTGCTCAGCAAATCGGCCATGGCCGTCCACTCGACATAGCCGGGTCCGTAGCTGTCGCCATCCATGCGGAAAAGGCGCAGCGGGATCCAGGGGCTGGCATCGGCGGTGGTGCTGCCGTCCGATTCAGGCACCTTGGCGCCGCCAATCTCCTGATACCAAGTGACCCGATCGCTACTCCATTTGATGTGAGTGAAGACCTTGATCTGCCGGGAGTCGCGCCTGGCGTTGTCCTCCTGCCACCGACCAGCCTCCGCGTCTACCTCGTCCAGTACCGCCTTCAGCTTCTTGTCCAGGGAGGCGTACAGGTACCTCTCGCACGTCACTCCCTCGACAGGGGAGCCCATCGGGTCACGCAACAGGACATGCTTGTTCAGGTGGAAGACCTTCATCCCCTTGGGCCGGCGGTAGAGCAGCACCGCACCGCCGACGATCAGGTGAATCAAGGCTTCGAACAGGGCCACCCGGTCGTTGCACGTCTCGATCTCCCTGCTGACCGCCCGCTCCAGGGTGGCCAAGCCGCGCTCGATCTCCTGCTTCAGGGATGCGATGTCAGCCTCGGTGGCACCGCGCTGCACCAGATCGGCCTCCGCCATGGCCGACGCCAGCTCGTCGCCGGTCAGCCGGAAGAAGCCCCCGGTGGGGGGCAGCAGGGCCAGCAGCAGCCTGGCCGCCAGGTTGTTGACGCCCTGGGCGCCGATGCCGCTCCACGGATGCGGCTGCTCCTCGGTCGTCTCCGGCAGGATGTCGTCGCTGGGAGGGATCAGGTACGGCAGCGTGAGCTTCGCGGAACGGCGAGCCCGGTCCAGCCACACATCCCGGTAGCCCCGCAGCTGGTTGTACCGCTGCTGGGCCTTGCCCCGCTGCAGCCCCTGGCCCTCGGGGGAAACAACGATGTCACCTGCGCCGCGTTCCATCAGCCGACTCCAATGTTGATGCCGACGCCAGGCAGGCTGATGTCGGCGCTGTTGATCTGCAGGCTTGGCTTGCCCTTCTTGCGGGGGGCAGCCGGTGCCGTGGTCTGCTCCTGAGCGGCGCCGGCCGTGCCCTGGGCGGTGGTGACGGCGTAGGGGTTGGTGTTGGCGACGGTCTGCTGCGGCGCCGAAGGGGCAGCCAGCTCAGCAGTGCGCTTGGCAGTCTCCGCGGCCATGGCATTGGCCTGCTCCTGCAGCTGCTGTACCAGGGCGGCGTTCTGCTCCTGGATCTGGGTCTGTGCCTGCTGCTGCTGCTGCATCTGGGCGCTGTAGTCGGGCTGGGCTGGCGCCTGCTGCACCACCTTCGGTGCCTTGGGTCGTCCTCCGCACATGGTTCAGGCTCCGATGTTGAGGCCGCCAGTGGCGGCAGGTTGTAGATCGACTCGCAGGCCTTTCCGGCCTGTTGGCCTGGTCATGCCCGCCCTGTTGGCGGCCAGCACCGGAGCCCTGGCCGTCTTGTCAGGCGGCGGTGTGCCGATCAGCGCAGCCAGCCGGCTGGCGGTGGCCGACGTGTCCTGAGCTTCTGCGGTGCGGCGTGCTGCCAGATCGGTCAGAACACCTTGCTGCCGCAGCGTCTCAGCCTGGAGGCCCTGCTGGGCGGCCAGGACAGCGGGCGACTGCGCCATCTGCATGGTCTGCAGCTGGGCATCGGCCAGCCGGTTGTGGGCGCTGTAGTCGGGCTGGATGATCGTGGACCGTGGAGCACCGCCACCGCACATCACTGCACCTCCCGAAACGGATCCTGGTCGGCGTGCCAGTTCTGCAGCACTTGAATCACCCGCTGCTCCCCGATGGCCTGGTGGATTCGCTCCGACGGATAGGAAGCCATCCCAACAATGTCCGCGGGAAATGTTTCCTGCAGACGCTTGAGCAAGGCTTCGGAGACGAGAGGGGTAAGCACTGCAGGGCTGCAGTTATCGCTCTCAGATTACCGGAGGCTGCCAGAGGATTGGTTGCTGACGGCTGTGGTCGTACTCACCGGGCCGCAGGATGCGGGCGCAGCGGGCCTGCACCAGGGCGGCTTGGGGGGTGAGGCCCGCCTTCTGGTAGGCGCCAACAACAGTCGCCCACATTGCCGCCTCGGTCTTGAGGCCGGCCAGCAGCTTCTCGGCACCCTTCTCCCCTACCCCAGGACAGCCGGGGTAGTGGTCGGAGCGGTCACCAATCAGTGCCTGGGAGAAAAAAGCCAGGTTGGCGTCGTGCAGGGACTGGCTCACCAATGCTCCACCCCTGTAGTGCTGGCCAGGCACGGTCAACAGATCCTTGTCGATGGAAACGATCACGTCGTTGGGGCCAGCCAGGATGCCCAGCACGTCGTCGGCTTCCACGTTGGGCAGGCGGGCGATCGCCCAGCCGCTGCTGAGAGCCAGCTGCTCGACGCTGGCCACCAGGGCTGGCCAGCCTGCCACCTTCGACTCCTTCTTGCGGTTGGCCTTGTAGGCGGGAAAGATCCCAGCCCGGTAGGTGGTGCGATCACCCATGGCCAGCACGGGCTGGTGGCCGGGGTGCTGGGCCAGCACATCCACCACCGACTCCTGGAAATAGGCCAGGGCATCGCCATGACGGCACACCTTCTGCCAGTCACCCGGCTGCCACTCGATGTCGTACTCGGCGGACTTGGCGGCCGGGACGAGGAAGCCCTCGGTATCAATCAGCAGTTTCATTGATCCTCTGGATTTTTTGTAGGGTTTCAATGGCGCCAGCGGCATGGAGCGACGTGGACTCCCACGGCTGCGCGGCCTCCGCCTGCCGGTCCATCGGTCCTGTTCCTCAAGTTGCCAAATCTTGCGGTTAATCGCTTGCCTGATCTTTGGTCAGGCATCTGCGTCCACAAACCACGCGGAATAAATGAACGTAGCCGCCGCAAACATCCCCAGGAGCCCAGGATGAAAGACGTTTGCCGCGTAAACATGATCACTCCGCACAGTAAAGAGAACTGTTTGCTGTTCATCCCTCCACCTCCCCCGCCTCCGGCGCTGGCGGCGTGACGGGGCGGCCCCAGCGGGCGAGGGCGGCGGTGATCATGTCGTGCAAAATCTCAATTGATTCGCCGTC